ACAGCAGATCTAGTATTCTGACTACAAATTGTTGTAGTATTGTAATCAGTAGGGTTTAATACAAGACCAACTCTTCTATAAGTCAGATCATTAGGGAAGTCAACAAATGCACTGGTTGTTTCTAACTTACTAGCAAACATAAGACGATATGCACCCAACTCTCTTACAGAGTCAAAACCATGTCCACCGTTAGGAGGTAGAATGACATCAAGGTCAGCATTTGTTCCGTTACCAATATTAGGAATAAGACTTACATCAATAGATGCAAAACTATATCCAGATCCCGCCTGTGTAATTGTTACCGAAGATATTGAACCAGAAACTACAACAACTGTGCAAAGTGCTTCTGTTCCACCATTAACATTATAATCACCACGAATAGGAACATTGGTAAATGTTCCGTTATTATAACCAGATCCTGCATTTTCAATAACAACACTATCTACAGATCCTGAGTTTGCAGCAGATTTAACAAGTGGATTTGATAATACTGGAATAAACTCGGTAGTAACAAACTTTAGAATATTATCAGCGTCAATAGTATAAAGATACTTCCAACGATAAGAATATACGCCAGGTGAATCTGATGTTTCAATAATAGTTGTCGATGTTCCTGTTGGTTCTACCAATGAGGGGCGTCCTCTTGGAAACTCAGGAGTTTGACCATTATAAAGACACTTGTAGACATTGAAGTCTGAGTTCATAACATAAAAGTTACTGTCATACAGTCTAGAAGAACCGTTTGCAGTAGTCTTTGTTGGTGCATAATCAGGTTTATACATTGAATATGTACGTCCTACTCCACCAGTTGTCTTAGTAGGATCTACCCAATCAACTCTTGGAACAACCAATGCTGTATCAGATATATCAACACGCTTAAATGCAACAGAGTCACCGTAAGAAGTTCTCGCATACTCGAAACTATCAAGAGGTTCTCCTGTAGGTGGCACATCAGTACTACCCCAAGTCTTTGCTCTACCCACAAACATATACACCTTATTGGTGGTCTGCAAGGTATCTCTAAAGCTTTCCGCAGCGTATATTCTAAAATTGTCAGTAACTAATGCCATCGCTTATAAGCTTTTCTTGTTATTTATAATGATCTCAGACGAACTTCTGGTAATAGAGACACGTTTCCGCTTGTTGAACGCGGAAATGGGAATTCAACCGTAAATGTCTGTGATCCAGTGACAGTAACTATGTAAGTTCCGTCAAAACCTGTTCCGCTAGTAAAGTCTAAGTATATCCTTTGACCAGTGGATAAGAAGTGTGCAGATGATGTTGTGACTGTGCACACTGTTGAGTTAGAACTATAAGTTCCAGTCAACACAGTATGTATTGATGCAGTAGTTCCCTCATTTCCTCTACCGTTAGTTGCAACTGTAAGTGTATTAGCATTTGTATCTTTTGAACCATACAATATTCTCTCTGCAGACCATACTCCCTCAGAACTATTATAAAATGGGATTATCACTTCACCTTCATCTGGGAATCCATTTTTCTGTGAAGAATTAAAGTATACGTTCTTAAGATTGAGTGTAGTAGCAGATTCATTTATACTCTGTGTCAAATATGATGTTGCTAAGGACAATGAATTAGATATAATTCTATCTCTTTGTTTTCTCTCTAATGCTAGAGGATGAACAGCAAGAACTGTTGGTGCACTGGTATAATTAGCACCACCCTTGAGATTTACAACCGATAATACTCTACCACTTCCAGTCTCAATTTGAGTCTCAGCAGTCGCACCTTCTCCACCACCACCTTGGAATATCAAAATAGGAGGAACTTCATAATTAGATCCTTGATCTGTGATAGTAACCTGTGTCACTGCACCACCTGTCACAGTAGCAGTGAACTCGGCAACATTTGGTCTTAATCCTGTAAATTCGTAACTATCAATAGTAGTCGAACTTGAGACAGTTGCGACACGACGATCTGAACCTTCACTAGCAATCTGAACTCTATCGTCTGGATCAATAGCATTGAATGTATTACTTATTAAGACATCTGATGCACTACCAGTATAGATGTATAGAATACAACTAGATCCTGCTCTAGGTGGTTCGCTAAACTCAATAATAGAACCAGTCAATGTATATGCAACGCCAGGCTCCTGATATACACCATTTAAGAATATCAGTAAGTTGTTTTGTGCTTGGACTGCAGCATTGTCACTTTCTAGAGAGAATGGTTCAGTATTCTGCTTCATAGTAAATGTTTTCTTCTTATTATCAAAGAAAGGTGCAATCTCATCTAACTGTGTTAATTTACCAAAGTAGAATCCATAGAAATCCATTCCTGCAAGAGGTGCTTCAGTAAATGTAATTTCACTACCAGTATATGTGTATGCGTCTGTGCTACCCTTAACTTGTAATGTGCTGTTCAAGAATATTAAGAAATTATCATTTGCGGGCAATACTTGTGTAGATCCACCAGACAGTGTAGTAAATGTCTTATCATTCCCATCAAATGCGACATCTGCGACACCAACTTGGAAGTAAGGTGATTGTGATGCAGTTCTACTAATGCCTGTTAAGTTTCCAGTGTTTGTTCCAACATTCATAGTAATTGTTGTTGCATCAACTGCAGTCAATGTAATTGCAGTGTTGTAGTAAGGATCACTAGGACGTGGATAAGACTTAGTTGATCTGTTTCCATCGTTATCACATGTAAAGTCTAATGATCCGTTTGCTATCTTAATACTTGTGTTTGCAGTCAATGTATGAGATCCAATTGTTAAGACTAATACACCTGTATTATTGTCATAAGTAGCATTTGTTACATTATGATTGACAATAGGTGATGCTCCAACGTTGACTGTAATAGTGTTGGTTGTTGTGTTTGTAATAGCAAGAGTCTGTCCTGATGCAGGGTCAGTAGATCTTGGATAACTGTGCTCAGTAGCGTTGTTATCCATTGTGCAAGTAAATGTCAATGAGTTATCAGCAATAGTCAATGTATTGGATGTTGATAATCCATGACCATTAGATGTAATAACGAGGTTACCTGTGCTAGGTGTGTACGCTGCATTTGTAACTGGGTTGTTTAAGTTACCTAAGTTACTTTGAACACCATTTGCTACAGCAGATACAAATGTATGTGCATAGTTACCACCAGACTGAACTGCGTTGCTTGCTGTGCCTCCCACATAGGTGTGTGCACCAGTTCCCACTGCCTGTGTAACAATACCCCATAAAGATCTGATGGTAGATTCTACATCTTGACAAGAAGCAGTTGAGTATTTCCAATAAGTTTCTCCTGCGTTGGCATAAGTACCACCATAACTTGCTTGGCCAGTAGATGGATTAATGGTGAGAGGATCCAATAAACCTTCAGGATCCTGATAACCAGTTTGGAAATTTGAAGAACTAACAGACTCAACACCAGTAACAGTAGCCTTTATAATTTTACTCTCATCTCCATCTATGTTCTGAGATTCTCCCGCATTTAAAGTAGCATCCATCATATAAATTACATCACCAACCTCATAACCATCTCCTTTATAATCATCATTACCGCTAGGAGGATAAGCAACAATGTTAGTAATCGCACCACCACTAATTGTTACATTGAACGCAGCTCCATATCCTACCCCTATACTCCCATCGGAGTGTCTAACATAATCTCTATTACTAAATGAGAACCATGTTCCATCATTGTAAGTGCCACTTCCACTAAAGTTTCCTATAGAAGTGACTCTACCTTTAGGTCGATAGTCATTATCATCATCATCAACACTGATTGAGTGATCAAAAAACTGATTTTGGTTTACAGGTCCTTTCTGTCCATAACCACCATCACCACTACCTGTATAAGAAGTGTTTCCATAATTTTGTCCGTCTGATACCCAGAGAGTTGAATCGGAAGTCCAGTTACTATTAATCCATGGTATATTATTAGAAATAGTTCTGGCAGGACGGTTACGCATTACTTCAACACATAACTCTTTAGCATTATTGAATACCTGTACAGATTGTCCCTCCTCACCTTCTAGATGAACTGTTCCAACATAGAAGTTAGCAGCATCATAAGTTGCGTCATTACCACCAAACTCTACGTTATCTGCTACTGCATCTATTAGTAACTTTGTATCACGAATACACTTATCACGATATAGACCATAAGAAAAACTATTGTTTGCACCATCCAATGCCATCATAGAATATGCGGTTCTAGCAATTCTATCAGCATTATTTCTCATGAGTCTTGCAGCATCTGCATACTTACTGTATTTTTTACTACCATATGCCACCACTGCTCTTTCAATACAATTATTATCGGCACTAACAAATGCATGAGCACTAGCAGATATAGCATCAGCATCAGCTCTTACAAAACGATGTTCACTATTTCTGGCAGGAAATCCTGCATCTCCAACAAACACTGTAATAGAAGTTGCAGTTACTTTTAGGATTGGTATCCATGTGTTTGCAGTTCCTTCTGGGTATACACTTCCTGCAGTGTCACCATCGTTAGAATATAGATCTTCTGGATCAAGTTGACGAGGGTATGTTTTTTCAGTCTGGAAATTATCACCATTATAATCGCAAGTAAATACTAAACTATCTTGTTTAATTTTAATATAATCTCCTACTTGTAAATTGTGAGCACCAATTTCTAAATCTATATTACCCTCTTCCCAATTACCATTAGGAGGTTGGTTTGCAGTTCCAGATCCACCTGGATAATATACTGTTCCAGTTGTAGGTTGATATGTTTGGTAAATCTCTTCTGTAGCACCTACAAAAACTGAGAACTGATCATTGTTTCTTTTATCAATTGTTAACCATGCAGATTCTGCAGGATCACCAACTCTAGGATAAGTGTGCTCTGTAGCATTATTATCTTTAATACATGTGAATTTTAATGAATTAGTTGCAAGTTTAATTCTATCACCCTTTCTAAATGGATGACCAGCTAAGGTAAAGATTACTTGACCATTATGCGGTGTATAATGGGCAGATGTCGGTGTAAATTGATATGGTGCAAGTCCTTCCCATGTATGTGTGTCAGTGTTTGTTGGAGTTGTTCCATTCAACGCATTAATAGTAATGGTATTAGTAGACACTGCTTCAACTGGCACATCTCTTTGTCTACCTCTTGTTCCAATTGGATCAGTTTCACGTGGATATGACTTAGTAACTGCACCTCCACCACCAAAGTTACAACTAAACTGTAATGACTCGTTTGCAATTCTAACTGTAGAACGTGCAAACTTAACACTATTTGGTGCTGCTGTTACATACGTGTGAGCATCAGTGTTAGTAGATGGGAAAACGTTTAGAACTTGAACTGTGAATGTATTTGTAGTGCAATCAAGTGCTAGTACCCATTTACCACTAATGTAATCTGTAGAACGAGGATATGATTCATTACCACCACCATTGTAACCACAACTGAATGTAATTGCACCATCTGCAAACTTGACTTGATCTCCATTTTTAAGTCCATGGTTAGCAATAGTTACGACCATCAAACCAGTTTGAGGATCGTATGTTGCACCTGTAGGTGTATGAGTAGTAGCTGCAGTTAGACCATGACCAGAACCTATGGTCAATACCATCTCACCAGATGCAGGAGCATATGTTCCGTTTGTGGGTAAGAATTGTTTTACTAACTGTTCGCCAATAACAGGATTGGTAATTCCTAGTACATCTGTATTGTTATATCCATTGCCAGGATTGACAACTTTTACGTTTGTAACACTACCATTGGTAACTGTGATATCGGCAGTAGCACCAACACCAGAACCTAATCTATTTTTGAGTGGGATAGCAGTGTATACTCCATCACTATATCCAGAACCACCAGCTAATTCATTAGGTTCATCGTTAGATATACCTACGTTTACAGTAATTGTTGTGCTTGAGACTGCAGTGATAGCAATAGTTTGATTGGATATAGGATCTCCTGATCTTGGATAGGTATGAGTAGAACCATGATTATCTGCGTCACAAGTAAATGTAAGACCGCCATCTGCAATAGTAATTGTATTGCTCGTAGTCAAACTATGAGAACCAATCTCAATAACCAATAAACCAGTTAGAGGATCGTATGTTGTTCCAGACTGTGCAGTAAATTGTGCACCACCTGTAACCTGTATAGCATTAGTAACACCACTTACAAATGTATGAACTCCTGTTCCAGATATACCAGTTCCAAATGATTTGATTTCATCTCCAATTTGATCTAATACAAATGAACCACTATAAGATGCACGATCATAATACATCGCGATTACTTTTGTTTCAGATAATGGAGGTGTGACAAATGTTACAACATTATTTGATAAAACGTATGTTGCAGGATTCGCAATAAGACCGTTTACTGAGAGTAAGAGTTGTGATGTTTGTGCAGTCTTACCAAGCTTGGTATTGAGTTCAACACCATCTACTCTTAACCTAAACGAGTCATTAGTTCCATCTATCTTACAGTTTAGAGAATGACCAACTCCTGCACCTTGAGAAGTTAAATCAATATCACTACCACCGTCAGTTAGTGATAATTTGATTGTATTGGCATCTACAACTTTAATATAATACTTTCCACCATTTGACAATCCACCAATAGGTGTTGCGAATCTATTATTTGGATAGTTACCAGTATCTACAGTTGGTAATGCAGCAGATGGATTGGCAATTACATTTGTAACAATTCCTGCAAATGTAGTAATTGCACTCTTAACATCTGCACATCCTCCTGCATCAGTGGTGATACTTAAATCTGTTTGTGGAACTATGTTTGTATATGTGCCAACAGGAAGGTCATTAGTTACTGCTAATAAACATAAGTCTCTTGCTTTATTAAACGCATAGATTGTCTCTGCTTCTTCACCACCAACGTGCTGAATGCCTGTGCCAGTTGTATATTGCTCTGCAGCATCTATACTAAAGTAGTTACCACCATACTTAAGATCATTAGTCCATGCAGCAATTACAAGTCTAGTATCTCTAGCACATTTTGCTTGATCGTAAGATAGTGTTGGGTATTGTGTATTTAAGAATCCAATAGTCTCTTCTACAATATAATCAATATTGTTGACAATTAAATCTCTAGCATCTAGGAATCTATCTCCACCAGAGAAATAGGTTACAAGTTGATTATCTACAAAACCATGATTTGTAATTGTGATTGTATCGGTTGCTCCATCAACAACTGCACTGCTAGATCCATTAAATGTCAATGTTCTATCACTAATATCATCAATCTTATATGCAATACAAGATAAGATCTTTTGAACGTCTAATAACTGTTTTCCAAAGATAGAAACTTCTGTAGGAACCAATGCACTGTAATCTGGTCTAGAAAGTGCAAAGTTGTTGATAGTTGATAACTTACCAGTGTTTTTAGCAGATGGTTTTGGAGTTATAAAGGTTGTTCCGTTAAATGTAGTTCCAAGACTGTTTGTATTAGGTGTCCACCAGTCAAACTGACTACTTGGGTTTAAGTTAGCACTAGATCTAGGTCTAAATGTTTTCTTGACACTTGATAGCAATACTTGTGTTCCAACCACCTTAAATCCTGCAGGGTGAGCAGCAAATTTAAGTGGATTCTTCCAATCTGATATATTGACTGAAGATGATATATCATATGAGAACTCTTGGAATCTATTACTATCATATACACGCTGTTCATTAAGATCCAAGAATCCAGTAGTCTTCTCCCAAGTAGCAGCAGATGTGCTGATTGGAGAAACAACGAAGCTAGCGTCTGCTCTATCAAAAGCATGTATCTGACCAAACGCAGCAGACTCTTCACCAAATACAGGTTGACCAACTACAAAGTCACCTTCTATAAGTTCTACACTTACTACTCTACCACTAGCGTCCCAATTCTTAATAACACCATATGCAGTGTATGATGTAGAAGAAGCACCTTGATAAATTCTCTCACCAATAGAGAATGTAGCGGGTTTCATGTATGCTACGATATTGTCACCTAAATCTGTAGTTCTAAGTGTAAAGTAAGTTTGACCTGTTGTAGGATCTCCTATCGGTGAACTTGTAAATGCAATTGAGGTCTCAGTATTAGAATCAGCAAGGGTTGCTGCAAGTTTGATTTGATTATTTGCTAATCCATTTGCTGTAGTTGCAGCAATAGCATAATATGTTGTTCCCTCAGCAAGAGGTGCAGGAAGAGTTCCAGATACTTCTACTAGATCAATTGCAGTTCCTGTTGGTATCTTTGCGTTGTATGGGAAGTTTAATGTGCTGTTAGAAGATAGTGCAACAAAAGTGTGAGATACTCTTGCTTTGACTGTAGGTGCAGATGTAAATCCTCTACCCGCATTGTTAACATTAACTGCTTGTATAATTTCGTTTAGAACGATTGGTTCTAGTTCAAACAATGAACCTTGTCCACCTTCTAGGATTATCTCAGGTGTTGCAACAAAGTTTGAACCACCATTTACAACATCAAGATAATCAATAACCTGAGTTCTAATTAATTGTAAGTTGAAAGTTGTGTTTAGATTTGGTTTTAGTGTTCTATCGTGACTGTAGTTAAATGTAATGTTGTCACCACTAATCTTAAGTATCTCACCCATATCAGATGACTTAAGTAGAATAGAAGCACCAGTTCCAGTTTTTTGCTCTATGTTGATAATTGGAGCACTTTGATATTGTTCTCCAGCTGCATCAATATTGATAGCGAATACACCTTGATTCTCAATAAACGCATTTAGAACAGAGTTGATACCATTACCACCTTGAGCAGTAATAGTAGGTGCAGATAGATAACCTGATCCTGAGTTAGTAACTGTTACAGAGTCAATAGATGCATTCAATAGTGTATCTGTCTGAACCACATCAAGATATGTCATTGTCTCAATCTTTAAGACTATATCTTCAGATCCATCACTACCACCCAAATCTGCTCCAGATATTGTAATTAGATCAGCAATGTTGTATGCACTTCCACCATCGGTTACAGTTACAGATTCAATATCTCCATTACCCTTTGTAGTGAACGTAAATGTTGCACCAGTTGCACTGGTTCCAGAAATAGATTTTTGTATAACTCCTGTAAATTCTGAAGACGCAGTGTATGCTGCTGCAGTGCTAGTCTGAACTGAGACAGTTGAGATTATACCGAAATAAGGATCATCAAAAATAACATTAGGTGCTGATCTATAGTTTGTTCCTGCTGTGGTGACAGTAACCTCTGATACTCTACCCGCACCAGATACTGCTGCAGCAACTTGTGCTTGTGTTCCTGATATAGAACCAATTGTTGCAACAGAGTTACCACCTGTGTAGACTTTTGACCTAATATTAAATGATTGTGTGCCAGTTCCAGAATTGGTTATGGTAATTGCAGTTCCTACTTCTGCAAGTTGTGGAGTGGTTGCTAACTTGACATAATCCACATCACCTATGTCGATAACGTAGTATGTTTCTCCTACTACTAAATTACTGACTGGGTTAGTCTCAGCTGAGACGTATAAGACTTCATCTCCAGTTTTTGCATCATGTGCTGCAAAGAAGAATTGATCAGCTTTTCCAACTGCATCAATTTGTGATGGGTTGATATTATACTTTTTACCATCATTGAACATGATGTAACCTTTTTGTCCTGCACCAGTTCGTGTATTACGTAAAGGTTGTAATCTTAATACTGATGTATCTGGACTCCAAGAAAGAACTTTACCTCTAGCAGTGCTGTTGTCTTGAACTGCCTTACCAATAATGATTTCATCTGGTAAGAAGTTACCTAATACGTTTTCTAGTGTTATGTCTATAAAATCAGGCAATGTTACAATACAAGTTGGCAAGTCTGCCTGATTATAACCAGATCCTTGATTGGATAGAGAAACGTTAGACAATCCACCAGAGATAGTTGCTATAGCAGTTGCACCAGAACCTGATCTAGTAGAACCAAGCAATTTAGGTAATGATTGATAATTTCTACCATTATCACCAATAGTGATTGTTGCTATACCGCCATCTGGATATATTGAGTTTGTAGTGTATGATACACCTGTATTATAACCAGTCTCCGCTAATACTGTATTTGTATTGGTGTAATTTACTCCACCTGTAATCTCATACGTTATTTTAGTTTGCTGAACATTGAATACAGAATGAGTTCCTAATAAAGGATCATTTACCACATTCATGAATCTACTGTTTGTTACATCACTCTTAATTTGGATTGCATTACCCAAAGCAAGGTGATTTGCACAAACATAGTGTAAAGTATCTGGAGTATCTACAGAAGGAGTAATTTCAATGCTACGAGTTGTCGCAGCGGTAAATTGTGAGTTATATTCTGTCCAAGGAACAATATCACCATTGATTCTGTAAACTACACCTTTCTCATATCTTTTGATTCCACCATAAGCATCTTCACTCTCAGAGAAGTATATTGCATGAGTAGCATTTGTTATATTGTCTTGATTGAATGTATATGTTAATCCACGAGACATTGTAAGGGCAGGAGCTTCTGTAACAGTTCCATACTTATCTCCAGACATATAGTAACCATTAGGAGATCCATAACCATAAAGAGGATGTCCAGTAGTTTTTGCTGCTACACTGACTGTAAATGTTCTTGGTGCTACAATTTCATGCTTTACGTCATGATAATAGAATATGCCAGGTAAATCTAGCATCTTGATTGTAATTGACTCTTGCTCGTTTGTTATTGGGTCTCTAGTCTCATCTGTTACATTCTTGTATGTGAATACATCTGTATTACTTGGGTCTAATGTAAACGATAACACTTTACCACTATTACTTCCATCTGCTGTATCAAATATGTAAGAGTGTCCGTCAATTAAACTTAAGTTAGGTTCTTTAATATAAACTTCGGATGCGGAACCACTATTACCTGTTGTAACATTTGCAGTAGTAGTTGTTGCAAAGTTTCTCTTGACTGCAAATCTATTGACGGTAATTACGTCAGATACAATATAGTTTGCCTTATTGTAAGACACAGGTGAGATACCTGAGACATTAACAAGATCCCCTACCTTAAGTTGATGGGGTAAGTCACAGTGCAACTCTATCTGTCTTACTACTTGAGTAAGTGTAATAGTGAATCCTGCACCACTAGCTGAATTACCTAAGTTTAAATTATCCGCAGATATGGTGTCTCCAATGTCATATCCATATCCAAAGTCCGTAATTGTTACTGATGTTACAGAATTACCAGAAATAACAATATCTGCTTTTGCGTCTTTTCCATCACCATTAGTTGTCAATGGAACATTAAGATAAGTTCCGTTTAGATAATTAGAACCACCAGTAATACTTGCCCAACCATTTTGGAATAGATTACCGTCTGTGCGTGTTCCTTCGTAAGTCCAGAATACATCGTTATCTAAGACAGTTCCAGTTGTATGTGTAGGTGCACTACTTCCAGTAGTTCCTGCTGATGCTCTATTCCTATAAACTCTATTTCCTACATGAACCGCATCAAAGGATTGGACTGCTGTTCCTGATTGCCATGGTTCAAGTAATAATGCGGAACGTAAGTTGAAATACTTGAAGTGATAGTTTCCATTAATTACTTTTGATGTAATAGTTCTTGTATATGAATTATCAGTTGCGGAAACATTAATTTTGTCGCCTGGTTGTAGGAAGTGAGAAGAAGAAGTGTATATTTCTCCAAACTGTCTATCTAAGTATGTTAAACCTAACAATCCTATACGGTTGGCAGTAACACCTTCTACCTGAGATACAATTGCACTGACACCTTCTCCTCCCGTACCAGTGTTGTCAAATGTCAATCTATCGTTAACCTTATACTCTTTACCGCCACCTTCTACAAGATACTGGTCGATGTTTGCGGAAGAGAATTTATTTGTAGACGATACAACTAGAGAATCCGCAATACCACCTCTAATAAACGGATAGTAACTATAGTATCCAATACCATCTTCAATGTAAGTAAGAGTTTCACCAGTCTCCATCACAATAAGAGTTGTGCTATCTTCCAATGCTAAGAAGTAATCAACCTTATTGTCTAATGTTTTCCGCTTTGCTACAATATTGTCTACTCCCACAAATGGAGCTCTGTAACGTATTGCGTCTTCTGTAAAGTTTTTCTGTAATCCATTACCATTCCAGTTTACAGAATCCGCTTCTCCGTAAAACTCAGCTCCAATAAAATATGGGAACGCAGGATCACCTGTAGTTCCTGTAATAGTTGTAAAGTAAGCATACACTCCATTTGGATACTCTGGAGTTACGCAGTATCTGCCATTATAACGGTCTAAATCACCTAACCCTTCCACATACTCATAATCTTCAATATAAGTCCCTAGAGGGTCACTGAGACCGCTTAGAAGGGCGTCTCTGGATGTCTTTACTCTGTAACTACTTCTAATACGTTTATACGCATTGAATGGTGCAACGTTTTCTGGATCCTCATATCCATAAGGTCCGTAGATAGGATGTCCGTCATATGCCCAACCAATAATAGGAGAGTGTACAGTAGGAGGTAATTCCTGTAAGTTTCCTTGTATGTCAATACCTATACTGTCCTTAAGAAGGAATCTAATTTGTTTTGGATTATAAAGATATCCGTATTCTCCACCATAGATGAGGAAGTTCTCTCCTTGGAAGCACGCACCTCCGTATGGGTCTGTAGTCTTGGGTGATACAAATGTATTACTACCTAATTCTAATCCTGTTGCTGCTTCGTTAATTGATAGTTCCGTAAGTCTAGTTTGGAATATCGCACCTGAGCCAGGATATACAATGTTAACTTGCGTATTACCCGCAGTATATCCAATACCTTTACTCGATACAGTAATACTTGTAACTATGTTTGATGTTAGATCAACTGTAGCGAACGCAGTAGCACCAACTCCATCTCCAGTAATAATAACATCAGGAGGACCGAAGTATGCACTACCACCAAATGTAACAATAATACTCTCTATTTTTCCGTTTAGGATTGACGGATACGCAACTGCTCCGCTTCCACTGATTAATTTGATTGTTGGTTCGTAAGTATATTGCGTTCCTGCATTTGTAATGCTGATAGAATCTACAGGACCTCTACAAACTGCAACCGCTGTTGCACCAACTCCGCCTCCACCAGTAATGGATATAGTAGGAACACTCGTATATCCCGCACCTCCATTTACAATAGTAATACCTGTTACGGTTCCGTCCGTAATTTGTGCGGTAGCAAACGCTTGATTTCCGCTTGTTGCACCTCCACCTACAATAGAAACGATAGGTTGCGTAGTATATCCGCTTCCTCCGCTTGTTACGTTGATAGAAGTTACGGAACCTGTAATAACAACATCAGCAGTTGCGGAAGCACCTTCATATTGCCAATCAATAGTTCCGACAGTAGATACACCTACAGTGTGAACTGGATATGCTGTTAAGGAAGATTTACCTACATTGAGAGATCTATATCTATTTCCGTTATGTGTGACACGCAAACCAGATGCATAATTGGTATCTAATTGATATTCTGGTTCAAACTCTACAGTAGGAGGGTTTGTGATATCATAACCAGATCCACCGTTTACTCTTTCAATAGTTCTAATACCACCATACTTAGTCTTAGTTTCAGACTTATATGAGAATAGTGGGACACCATTTGCACCAATACCAATTTGACCAATAGGAGTTTGCGTTTTATTACTCTTTATGGTTGGAGAAAGAGGAATACGCTTCAAATACCTCTGGTTGCCAGGATCTAGGTCAGTTGCAGCAAAAGGTCCTATCTTATGTGTTGGTATACCTGTACTAGCGACTATTGCGTGAGTAGATGACTTATATGTGTTTTGAACATCACCTGTAGTTCCCGATATCGCAATATTGATAGAATTGTCATCAGATCTACCAAAAGCAAATTCTCTAGCAATAAAAAACTCAAATCCAGAAATACCTTGTGCAGGAGATGTAGAGAACACAAATTCAAAAGTAAAGTCGTCAACAATACCAACAACGGTGTGAGAGTTGTTGTAAATGTCTTCTGGAGCATTTAATATTCTTACAGAGTCATCTCTGACCAATCTGTGCTTCTCTGCTGTTACTATGGTGCATCTAACTGATCCATCGTTTGCAACCTGTCCTAGGGTCGCAGAGACGCCTCTGAGAGCACGTCTGACGTTGTATATAAACGAATCCCATATAGGATCAAGACTATCAAAGCCAGGTGCAGCAGGAGTTGTAACTTTTGAGTCTGGTAAGTAGTATCTTCCACCATTATCAAGTGTAACACCTCTAGTTCCACCAAATATCTTTAATTGGATCTCTGAACCGTCAATATTCGAGTTTCCGTAAATTTTAAACGCAGCAAAGACTTCTTGACCCGCATCATGTGCTACACTGTTTGTATTGTCTCTTGCACGGGTGCATCCAAGGAATTGTGTAACTGTTTTATCGGTATAACTGATTATTTCGTCTTCTATCCTAATTTTACCGTTTAATTCAGGCCATCCAAGTGTAGAGTCAACTGTAACTACAGTATCGGTCAATGCAGACCCTAAATCTTGTGCTAGGACTGTTTTATACGGAGTTACGAACGTTCCGAGTGAATTATTGGTATCTACGTCAATTTCATAGATTGTTCCGCTTGGAGTAAAGACTTCTACGACTCCTTTTACGTAAATTCTTGCAAATTCAACATTTGGGTCATTTGGATCCGCATCTTGATATAAAACTTGCCCAACAAGTTCAATTGGGTTGCCAGATACGGGAACTGCACGAATAATTTCCCTAGAAGTGTAAAATGCGTCACTAGGTTTGAATATTCTCTCTCTAGGATACGATACTTCCGAATCTACGCCAAAAAGTGTTCTTAAAACAAACTGGAAAGACCTTCCTGTTCCTTTTGCGGAGTAAAAGTCCTTAATACGTTTGATTACAGTGCTTTCTGTAACATTAGGTGCAAAATTCTTTGGATATGTGTCTAAGAACTGCTCTTTGAACTTTCCGAGCATGTAAAGCGGAAAAATATTGTTCAAATTGACAACTTCACTGCCAATAGCGTGTTCTGCAGCAACTGTAGACTCAAATTTATACTCTGATTGGATTCCAACTGCTTTTACAGCGTTAAATCCTCTTCCACAGTCTTGAAAAAGCGTAGATCCCTTACTTTGGTAGTAAATGATCTCGTCATCTATCATTAATAGTCCTTCTGACGGAAAATCACGTGTAGATTGAACGTCAACCGTTGTAGAAGACGGTGTAAGAGCAGAAATTAGAGTTGTAGTTGTAACTAAGTCTCTGTAATTGTCAATATTATAATAATCCGACCAGTTTTGGACAATATCGAAGCAATATCCTTTTAATTCTTGTGACTTATAGTATTCCTTGACAAAATCAATGAACGTAGGAAACTGTTCCCTAATAAATTGGGGAAATTGCCCTGCGATACTGGTTGATATTTTGGATCTTGACTCTGGACTGACTTCTGACGGTACGGGTGGTTGTGAAACCGTCGTTGTGGGAGTCGTCCACGATCCAACTCTCCAAGAACTATTCGTCATATTACATTAATAGCTAGATTCTGGAATTACTCCTGTTCCAGATAGATTTGAACCACTACTGATAGTATCTTCTACTACAGTAATCACTGAGTTATCTATACCCAAAGTAATATAGGTTTCACGCAAAGAAACGAGGTCATTTGACTTCGGTGTTGCCTTGATTTGTAATTGATTGTTTACAATATTTGTAGATTGTATAATAAGGTCATTAATTACAATCTCTCCCATGTCATAATCCACAGAACCCCATAATCCGTCAATGTATTCTAATTCACCAGTTCCCTTAACGTAATACAAACGTAAGGTTCCTGCACCATCATCATTTAGATAGTAAGTATTGACATCATCTCCAACAATCTTAAATCCGCTAGAAGATACAGCAGGATTTGTAGAAGTTTGTTGATTGATTCTATTACCGTAACAAATTTTGTAGTTAACACGAGTGTTTAGATCAACAGTAATGTTTTTCCGCATTACAATACGGGTAATATTACTGGTTATTGATCTTTCTGCGTCATCAATAATCTTCTGAACCTTAGAATACTTGAATTTACCGCCAAATTTATTATATTCACCACTAGCGTTTAGTGTAGTGAGTGTTACAAGCACAAGATTCTTCAATTGTTCTGGTGTTTTGCGTGTATTATTGGGATTAAAATACACAAAACTCGTCATATCTACGTAAAGAACAGATGGATCAATAATTGTAGGTTGAATTGCAGCGATAGAATACTCTCTGAGCTTCTTTAAAACAGAGTTTTTCTCAGAAAGTGATAATTTATCAGCGTTTCTTGGTTTGATTGCCAAAAATACCTTGCCATATTCGGGAGGTTCCGCTTCTTCTCCACCGTAACATGCTATTGACGCGACGTTTGGATAGATTTGCGGGATAATTGCTTCATAATCTTGAGTAGAAACTGCTCTACCGAACGCAGAATAGAATTTTGGAGCTGCAAATTTGATTGATTCCGTAGTTTCTGGTTCTGCACCGCCATCTGGATCAGTAGTCATGCTGACATTGATACCAGTTGTGATCGCATTTCCTAAATTATCTCTATAAGTTCCAATATTTTCAAAAACTTTCAGTCCGTTTGCACCTCTTCCTGCAGAAGTTGTATATGTTACGTTAACAACGTCGCCATTATTCAGTGCTTTTCCTACAACTCCGTCTCCAAATAGAATTTCTGGTATCTGATATTCACTTTCTTCTAAGAAAAATACTTTAGATGTAGAGTCAATCTTTGTAATATCTGTTGCTTGTAGGTATTTTTCAACAACTTGTCCAGAAGTTACCTGTACAATTATAGATGAAGTATCACATCTTGCGTTTGTAAGTATAAATCTCTGCCTTTCCGTATTATCTTTTACAAAAGTATCGGTCAAAAATAGACCTTCATACAAAACTGTGTCAGGAAATGACGCAATTCCAGTCAAACTATCTACAGATTGCGAAATATCAGTCGGAACTGAGAAAACAAAGTTGTTATTATCGAGTCCAGTGAAGTTTGCAACCAGTCCTTTTGCAATTGTGACTGATTTTGGGTAAGGAAATGTGGTCTGAACTTGAATATTTGCGATTGCACGTGCACTTCTTGCGGATCTTGGTGTGTAACCGATCATTCTTGCAAGTTTTACAACGTTTTCACGTAGAATTGCGGTTTCTAAGAACCCTTCGTTGACTGCAAGGTTGGCATTTACCGCTGTATAGTAAGTATTATACGCTAAAACGTCCAAAAGCACCGTCAAAGACGATCCATCAAAGTCGTAATCACTAAATTGCGACTGTGACTGCAAGTATTCTTTGATTTGTGCCTTGATTTCGTTAAACTCAAGGTAATTAACTTGATTAAATGCCATTATGGTTTAAATGCTACTTCAATACTATCAAACTTAGGCGATAAACCTAGTATGAGATATTGGATACTACAGTTCAATTCATTACGATCCTCTTCTATGTCAACATCTACGGTCACCGCTGTAACTCTAGGTTCATGGATCTCAATAGACTGTTCTATTCTCATCTTTATCTCCATTTCCATTGTAGGAGTAAAGTTTTCAAATAGAAGACCAATTATATTCCCACCGAAGAATGGGTCAAATGGTTTTTCATAGAAATTATACTGAACGATATTCTTGACCGACTCCTTAATGGCAGCTTCGTTCCTGAGTGACAACACATCGTTAGTCACCGCATTCTTTTCAAATGTTAATGAGAAATCCTTAAAAGATTTCGAGAATAAAGCCATTGTGAACGGATTATACCTTCATCAATGTATTTATACTCGTTTCTCGAAAGGTTTGCGTTTCTTACCCAGTCTATCACTGCGAGGATCGGTAATTAAGTATCTACAGTACTCATTACCATGATCATAAAAGTGGTCAGACATATCAACTGGAATGTTAGCATTGCGTTTTCCGTCTACTATTCTATTTGCCTTGCCCACGATACCTCTTCTTTGCTTTGTTGCGTGATGTAGCACTATACTTCGTGTGTTGTCCACGACCTTGTGCTGTTTTCTTTGGTCTCGTCTCAATGGTGTTACCCAAGTGAAATCTCATTGCCATAATGTTATCCTGCGAATACGTTTGATGATCCTGATGCGACTGAAGTGCAACCTCCAAGTCCATCTCCTACTCTACCACAACCTTTGCCATTTACAAAGACCGTGCTACTACCACTTGATATGGAAGCAGAATGTGGAGGACATGGATTGCCAGGTTTTAAGTGTGTTGTGTTTTTATCTCCCTGTCGAGAGATAGGTCTTCCGTTAGCGAAGACGTTACCAGAACCCTGTGCTCTGGACATTCCAGAACAATGGGGTGAATCTGCGTCTCCTACTCTTGTAACTGCGGGCATCTTAATCGTAGTAATTTGAAACGAAGGCACGTATACCTTCCCACTCATTATATATCTTCAATTCCAAAGTGAATGTTGCGGGTGTCTGCTCAACTAGGTTACCTACAGGTCCTGCTTCCCACCGCACGGTAATTAGAAAGAAACGACTTACGTATACTTGATTGTCCTGATCCAGATTGAAGAAGATCTTATCATCAGGCATATTCACGATTCTCTCGACTGTAGTAGGAGTCTGGTTCAAGTCAGATCGCCCCTCATCAACATATGTAAACCGATCAACAAAAGGATCCTGTATTGCACCAGTTATACTAACAGACGAAACTCCATCAGTAATGACTAGATCAGGTTCTACATCAGGAGCAACTAATGATGCAGTGACATTAATGGTATTAGCAACTTCTGGAGACTGTGCACTAGCAGTAGCACTTACTGTCTCATTCATTGTAAAGTTAGGTCTGGTAATGTCGGCAAAACCAGTTACTGCATCTGGAGTTATTGTTACAGTCATTTCTTCTGTCTACTACAAAGTATCTGTAGGTATTCTGACCACTTGCTCATAGCAATATGATCATTCACACTATGAGGTGGTTCTGGTATAGTAGGTTCAAACGATATGAGATGGTCAAACGATTCGGGGAGGTCACCGCATCTATCATACTCTATGACTTCATCATTATCTCTGATAACAAACTTCCCTTTCAAATCATCCATTGGGTTTAGCATTGTTTTTGAAATATTTAGAGAACTACGCGGGGTACGACGCGATTTTATCCATACAGATGATGGTTATAATGTTTACGACTCGGAGGATACTCAACCTTTTTCTCAGTCACCTTCAAGTATATCTTTAATAATATGTCAGATGTCACCAATTAGTATCGTCTCCATTTAACTTACCGACAGTGTATTCAACTATCTCAGTAATAGATTTCTCATGATCCACTACAACGTCTACAAGTCTCTCGTAGTCTGCTTCGGGATGACGTTTCATCATGAGTTTAGATTGTCCCACCTTTTTTTCTAACGCTTCTAAACGTGTCAATATTTCATCATACTTCCTATCTACGTGTGCATAGTAGTCGCCTGACATAAATCCTCCTAGTCTTGTTTGATGTCGAATGTCCACTTGATTGACTTAATGTAGTCAAAGGTGTCTCCAATGTCCTTGTCACAATCTGTCTCATACTTACGATCACAAAGAAACTTACGAAGATCGTAGATGGAATCATAGACTCCCACTTCATCGAAGTGTTCGTCAAAAAGAACGTAACGCATAATTGGAGAGGAATGTGTAGTATTTATTGTATCAGGGTTTCAAGATAAAGTCAACGGGCAAAAATACCTAAGAAAAATTTTTGGAAAAAAATATATTTTTATTTACGGACGCGAATGCAAGACTTTATAGCTTATCGCTCTGGGACTCCTTTAAAACGACCCCCCGCCCCGCGACTGGGTTGCCCCCTGTGTTAGAATGATGAGTGGTCTTACATGAGTTGAGGTTCGACTTAAAGAGACTAAGACCATTAACTGTGGTAATGCTTCCACAAATGCGTTG